TCTGAGATGGCTGAAAGAAAAGTCATTTCAAAATCGGAATATTTTAAAATAAAGAAAAAAATAGACGGTAAGTTTTTGCTTACCGCCTTTCTTTGGTTCTCTATTGTTTTAAATATTGTATTCTTAGGGATTCTCCTAAAAATCATCCTCTAAAACTCCAGAGCTCTGATAATCTTTAACCTTGCGCTCAAAGAAGTTTGTCATAGCTGCGGTATCAACTACTTCTGACAGCCAAGGGAAAGGGTTCTGAGCGTTCTCAAAGGAAAACTCAATTCCAATTCCTTCAAGCCGTCTGTTGCCGATATATCGCATGTAATCAACAAACATCTCAGCGTTTAAGCCAAGAATTCCTCGTGGAAGAACATCGTGGGCATATTGAATTTCAAGCTCTACGGCTTTTTTAATATGCTCAGTGGTTTCTTCCTCGAACTTTTTTGTCCACACCGATGGATACTGTTCTTTAATCGTATTTATTAAATACGTACCAAATTGGATATGCAAGCTCTCGTCTCTAAGAGTATATCTAATTTGATCAGAAAGTCCGGGCAGTTTATTTTGTCTGCCAAGGGCTAGAAGCATAGCGAATCCACTAAAGAAAAAGGTTCCCTCACAAACGATATAATAGGTAATCAAATTTCTCAGAAACTCTCTTTTTCCCTCTAAAGTCTTAGTACTGAAATCTTGTCTGTTGATGTCAGAGGTTATGCTCATTAGGAAATCATCCTTCGCCTTAATTGAAGGTATGTTGACATAGGCTTCGTAAACCTCAGATATTTTTAAAGAGTAGCTATCGCAGCAAGTTACGACTGTCCAGTTGTGTAGGGACTCTTCGTATGCTTGCCTCATTATGTACTGGCCACACTCAGCGTCTGTTATCCATTTTGCGACATTAAGTAATAAATTATTACCAACCAAGGACTCACTTCCAGCAAAAAAACCAAGACATCTTTTAACGAGTAGCTTTTCATCTTTAGAGAGATCGTCTCCTTTCCATTGTTTTACATCATCCGACATATTAATTTCGGATGGCGACCAATTATTTGCTACGCCTTTTTGAAAAAGATCCCAAGCAAATTTGTGTTTATGTGGGAGAATCTGATTAACTCCCGTCGTGTTTTCATCTAATAATAATCCTGTTTTACTCATTTTCCATCCTTTGTATTACTGACAGCTTTCGCATGTTGGATCTAGTATACTACAAGCTTTAGCCATTTCTCCTATGGCCTCATGCTTGCTTTCTATTTCCTGCATTGGCGTATTCGTAGATTTTTCTATTTTGCTGGCAGATAAATTTCTTAGATAATATGTGCTTTTTAGACCTCTATTTCTCGCATGAATGTATAAATCATTCAAGTATTTTAAAGAGGTTTCTTTGTTGAACAGGTTCAAAGATTGACCCATGTCTATCCACTTCTGTTTCGCCGCCGCTGAATCGATTAGCTTAAACTGATCTCTTTCAAAGCAAGTTGAGTATCTTTGTTTTAAGTCCTCTGGGATATCTCCATTTAATAAAGATAAATCTCCATCAACAGATTTTATAGCTTCTATAAGCGCTTGATTCCAGATACCTCTTTCTTTGCATTCTTTGATAAACCATTCATTTACAATAGTTAAATTGCCGCTTTTATTTTCATAAACAAATAAGACCGAGAAGTCTGGCTCAATACAGGGAGAGCATCCTTGTATGTATGAAATAGTAGCAGTTGGAGCAATTGCCATAGTGTTGCTATTACGCATTCCATGATCTTTTATGTGGCTTCTTAATTGTTTCCAGTCTACTTCTGGACAAAACTTTTTACCTCTATGGAGTATCGGCTTTTGATCAAGGTAATCCATGAGGCTTTTATATGTGTCAATTGGTAGAACATCTTGGCTCCAAAGAGACCCGTCATATGTGGAGTAAGCTCCACGCTCTTTAGATAGCTTGGCAGAGTTAAGTATGCAGTGATAAGATATGAACTCATAAAGCTCGTCTGAAAACTTCACAGCATCGTCGCTTGAGAAATTCACCTTGTAAGAGTGAAACACATCAGCCCAACCCATACTTCCAGCCCCCACTGGTCTGTGTTTTAGGTTCGATTTTTTAGCTTCTTGAGTTGGGTAGAAGTTAAGGTCAATAACGTTGTCAAGCATACGCATTTGAACCTCAATTGTTTTAGCTAGTCTATCAAAGTCTAACTCTCCGTTGTCTTTAATGTGCTGTTTTAAATTTACAGAACTTAGGTTACATACTGCTGTTTCGCCAACTTCGGTTTTTTCCCCTTCTAAAAATCTAGAAGGTTTAGTATGAAGAAAGATTTCAGTGCATAGGTTTGAGCTATGAACTACACCTTCATGCGAGTTAGAGTAACGGAAATTGGCGTTATCCTTAAAAGTCATCCAAGGGTGTCCAGTTTCGAAAAGAACTCTTAGCATTCTCTTCCAGAGATCTTTAGCTTTTATGACTTTATGGTTTTCAAGTTCTCCGCTGTCTGCAAGTTTGCAGTATTTTTTATATCTTTTATCAAACTTGTCTCCGTAAAGCTCGTGAAGATCACGGGTATCCGATGGAGAGAATAAGTACCAGTCTTCATCTGATTGAACTTTTCTAATGAAAAGATCTGGGAGCCAATTTGCAGTATTCATATCGTGACATCTTCTGCGCTCGTCTCCGGTATTCTTTTTTAAATCAAGAAAATCTTCTATGTCCAAATGCCAAGGCTCAAGGTAAGCACAACCTGCTCCGGGTCTTTTGCCTCCTTGATCCACGGCAATAAGCGTATCGTTGTATATTTTAAGCCAAGGAATTAATCCAGATGATTTACCGTTAGTGCCTTTTACATAAGAGTTTGCTGCTCTGAAATTTGAGACATCAAAACCTAGCCCTCCAGCAAACTTGGACTTTCTAGCTTCTTGCCACAGACCTTCAAAAATTCCATCAATTGAGTCGTCAAAAGTATTAAGATAACAACTGGAAAGCTGACTGTGAGTACTACCGCTATTAAAAAGGGTAGGAGTAGAGCAACACAGATAAAACTGAGACAACGTATCATAAAACTCAATAGCTTTTTCATTTTTGTTTTCTTCGTTTATAGCTAACCCCATAGATACTCTCATCCAAAAGGCTTGAGGGGTTTCCATTATTCTTCCATCTATGTGGTGAAGGTATCGATCAGCTAATATTTGTAGGCCGAGATATTTAAAGTTTAAATCTCGATTAGAGTCGATATGTTCCGAGAGCATCTTAAGATCAAAATCAAGAAGCCTCTTGTCTAGGATGTCTTCCTTTACTAGTTTTTTTGTGTTTCTTACAAAAGAGAGCTTGTATTGGTTGTCATATATATCTTTATCTACGCTTTCACCAAAGACTTCTTTACATATAGAAGAGAGTAAAAGTCTTGCTGCTACATATGAATAATTAGGCTCTTTTTCAATTTTTTGCCTAGCACTCATTATGAGAGCTTTATCTATGTCATCGGTGGTTATTTTATCGTAAATTTGTACATGGGCATCTAGTACTACCTCGCTTGCAGAAACATTCTCTAGCTCATTACAAGCCCAAGAAGCGCAATGGTTTATTTTATCTATGTTTAGTTCTTGGAGTCTTCCGTTCCTCTTCTTAACGTGTATTACTTGAGAGTCTTTATTCATGATACAATAAAATTTACAGGTTTTTTGTGAAGTTTTTCACAAAAAGTTCCTTATCGGAGATTTTCTTTTTAGAAGAATTAAAAAGGTGTATTAGACTTGAACCTAAAAAACTTATCCCCCTTGGTTCGGATGCCTCTTGCCGTTTCGATCTTTGCTCCACTTTTCGTAATAGTCTTTTTTAACGGGGTCTTGGCCACCGTTTTGTTTTGCTCTTTTGTCGCTTGCCTCTCTAGCTTGATCAAAAAGATCCCCCATCGAACCTTTTTGATGTTTCGTCTTTTCTACAAACTGGTTTGCACTGAGAGGTGCGGTGTCTACTGATGCGTTAGGGACTGTAAAAACCCTATTCCATTCAGTTCCATCTTTATCAACGTAAACGTGTTCCTCTTTTACAGACTGAATAACCTCAATGGTTTGTCCAGTTTTGGGGTGCTCGAATACGTAACAGGGCATGAGACTATATTAGGTTGAGAAGAGTGTCAACAGTTTTGTCTATCTTGAAGTCTTCTTGGATTTTTAAGCCAGCTTCATTAATTCTGTTTGCTTCAAGTCTTTTAATTGACTCTTCGCAAGCAGCTATAAATTGATCTTCATCGAAGTCAAAAATTTGTCCTTGATTAAATGGCTGATTTGGTTGGAAGAACATTCCATCATAACAGTCAATCTGTTCTTTAGGATCAACTAACACTGCGTTATCCTTGTTGGCCCATTCCTTATAGGAGTGAGCATTCATGATAACTGCATGTTTACCTAAACCAACTGAGTGAAACTCTGGTAATCCCCAGCCTTCACCACCTGACATTCCTAGGATTATATCTCCAGAATTTAAAAAATCATTGTAGACAGAATTTTTCTGCATGTGACCCAAAAAGTTCACATTAAAGTAAGACTTACCCTCTAAGACTCTACTGATAAGCGCGTTGTTGTCTTGCTCTTTTAAGAACGGGTTGTATACAGCGCACTGCAAGAAATATTTTTTATCATTGCCGAATTTTTTAACCCAAGCTCTAATTAATTTTTCGTGACGTTTTCTTTTTTCAATTTTACCCACCACATTGAAAGTTATTCTTCCATCGGTGAAATATTTTTTATCTGTTTTCTTAAAGTTGAAAGAGTCAAACGCTAAAGGAACATAATCTGTTTTTATACCCCTCTTTGAAAATGCTTCTTGAGCGTACCTCGACGTTAAAACAGTGGTGTGATTCTTTGCGATATTTTGCTCTACCGGAGTTGGGTCGTTCAACTCGTAGAAGGTTAGCAATATTTGTCTTTCACTTACTGACTCAAGAGATCCATTTAAGTGCCAAAGTTTTATTACGGGATGCTTCCTGTCGTGATCGGTCAGAGATTTATTGATACATTTTTGTATCCAATCACCGAACTCTTGATCTATGTTTTGGCAAGAAAGATCAACCCCGTTTCCAATGGTAAATAAGCAGGGCTCAAGAGATCGCTTATGTATCTCCCTCAAAACATGAGTAGATACTTGACCAAAGGAAACGGAATTGAGTGGTAAATGAAGTGCAAAGCTCATTTAGAACAAATCTTCTTCAGAGTTGTCGGTTGCAACGGTTTGCTCTTCTTGTTTCTTGACAGTCGTAGAACTGGTCTGACGATCCTCGGATTTATAGATAATGAAATCGGGGTGGTTATCGTTATTTTTATTCTTATTTCTAAAAATAACGACTTCTTCTTGATTGTCTTTTTCGCCAATCTTACCGTAGAAGTATTTCCCGCTCTTTCCTTCTCGTACCCAGAGAGCGCCGAGTTCGCGCTTCTGCCATTCGTTTTGCTGTTTATTGTTGTCGTCTGACATAATCAGCACCTATTTACCACCTTGCCGACAATGAAGTCAAGTTGAATCATTTAAAAAAATGTCCGTGGTCTTTTTTAATTTTATTTAAAGCGCTTTTAACTTTGGGTTTTAAATTATTGAGAAATTGGTCGTCGTTTACGTTGAGAGTGGGGAATTGGAACTTATAATCAGCCCTAACCTTAACTAAAGGGTCATGCATACGCTCTTCTTCGTTAGCTGGCCCTATTACGTTCTTAATTTTCTCGCCCTCGCTGTTTATTTCATTGTCAAATCTACTCAAATGAATAACTACTCCCTTTTTCTGTTCTTGAACCCAGTAAGTTTCATCTTTTTCATAATAACTAAATCTAAGGTCGGTTATTATAAATAAAGTCTTTTTTGAAGTAGATAAAGTTTTTATATAATCTTCTACTTTTTCAATCCAATATCTTCCGTAGGAAGTTTCTCTTTTAACCTTTGCGTAAGCAACTAGCAGAGGTCTAATCTTATCTTTCTCTGTTCTAGTGCATTCAGTCGGGTCAATATCAAGTTTTTCTACAATAAAATCTTTGAGATCGTCTTTTAAATGGTCAGCCAAAGAAAGTCTTTGGACGTTTAGTTCGGGGTATTCGTCTTCGAGGATTTCTTTCGAAATCCTATAGAAAGTATCTTTTCCACATCCTGCAACCCCTCCTATACCTATGAAGAACTTTTTAGCCATAAGAATAATTATAGTTAATTTAATTTTTTATTTCAAGTTTATTTGTGGAATGTGAACTTTTCTTTAAGCAATAAGACAAAAAATACCCCCCCCATAGAGGGGGATATTGATTTTGTCGGAATGCAAATCTTCTTTGAAGCCCCTTTATATTTTAATGCGTGGGGAGCGCGACAAAATGCGAGCGGAAAAAATCCGCGATAAACTACCACCTGTTTAGGGGGCGAGAGGGACTGTGCTTAAAAACTCTACTTACATTTATCTACCACAACACGCTGGGGCATTGCCATAGCAATTAACTATGAGTCCTTTACCTTGTCGCATAACAAGGTCGCTATACCTTTTGATACGGGCTCAAGCCAACCCACCCTACTGTTCTTCGGTTATCTTAGGAAAACTCTACTGATTTCTCTCAGCGAGCTTAAAAGGATTTGCGCCTTTTTGATATGGCTATCATTCGTCGCCATCTTCGTCAATGTTTTTTTCTGAGGCCAGTGTTTGAGCTATAAAACATAGAGATTTTATATCTTGCTCTTTTATTTCGGCGGGGTCGCAAGTGTATTGACCCATTCCAACTACCTCACAGAAACTATTAACTATCAACGCAACCTCAGATGTAGTTGAGTAAGTTAACTCTACATTTTGATTTAGCTGATCTAATTTTCTTTTTAAGATCCAAATTTTACCTTGCTCAGTCTCCGACTCAACAAGCATTTCGGCGCTAACCATGTCATGTAGCGCAGCCTCGATAGCAGCCTGATCTTTTTCTTTTTCTAGAGAAATAGGGCAAACAGAAACAAAGTTTTCTTTAATGCAAAAATATTCGTTTTGCTTAAACCACTCAAATAAACTTAAACTAGCGTCAAAAACAGTCACCAAACACTTTATCTGTTTTGGCTTAAAAATCAAAATAAACTTGCAATTGATTTTTTTTCCTTATACTGTCGGGGCCGATGAAAGAAAACAACGAAAACATCAAAAAGAAAACCAGAGGTCGCCCATCAGTCAATGTTAATTGGCCAGAAGGGAAAGAGTTTACCGCAAGAGACGTTTTAAAAGAAACCGAGCAATCTACAGGAAAAGAGCTTACCCCAACTGCAATTAGGGTAAAAATAAGAAAGGCTCTTGAAGCTGGAGAAATTGAAAGAGTTGGAACTGTCTCGGAGCAAGCTGGCAGACCATTGTTCACCTACAAAAAAATTCAGAAGACCGAGACCAAACCCTCTTGGTAGTTCTGTAACCAGCAGGGAAACCTGCTGGGTTTTTTATGGTTTTCGATTATAAAAAACGGAACGATTCTTTTGTAGAGCCAGTAAGAGAAGGCAACGTCTTCAACTTACTGTCTAGCGGTTATTTCAGGATAGACCCATACGAAAGAAAGGTCGTGGATTTCGGTATTTCATTTGAAATGCCAGAAGACGTAATTGCGAACTTATGCCCTCATCCAGAATTATTTTTGGCTAAGGGTGTTTATGTGTTGAAAGATTTTTTCAAAAACGGAGAAAATATCAATGGGGTATTTATGAATGTTTGCTTGCCTGATTTTTTATATATTAAAGAAAAATCTGTGTTGGCTAATTCTGTTTTTTTTGGATCTCATAATACCCTAGTATTCGACAAGGGAGATGTCGTAGCTAAGTTATTTTTTAGTAGAATAGAAAAGGTGGTTCAAAATGTTAAATGAAATTGTAATGGCCTCGTGCTGGGTTGTGTTTGTTATGCTGATTTGGTTTCAAAGCGATGCCTTTGAATATTATTTAAGATACTTTGGCGTGGGGTATTGGTTCAACATAGATGCTTACGATAAAGAAGATCCAGATAAAGACTTGGAATACTTAGATTTTATAAGGGTTAAATATAAAAGTAGGTCATTTGTAGTGGCCCTAGTTACTTGCCCTACCTGTTTGTGCGTTTGGTTATGCATTGCAGCGTGTTTGACATTTAAATGTATTTATTATTTTCCAATCGTGTTTTTATCTTCTCTGATAGTGTATTTATTAGTAGAGAGGATTTTTTATGCGAACACAGATAGACTATAGAGACTTTATATCTTCTTTAGAAAAAGATGACTCGACTAAAGAAATACCATTTATTAAAAAGGCGGTGCTATTAAGGGAATTCGCTAAAAATTGTTGTAAATGCAACAGGAAGCAAAACGTGCAAAAATTTAAAGATTTCGTATTTGGCGCTGACGCTATGCTTTCAGAAAAAGACAAGCAAGACATAAAAAAACTTCTTGGCGAAATAGATGTAATTCAAGAAGACCAAATAATTTTACAATTATGATAGCGGGGCTTGGAATAGACGTTCAAAGCATTCTCCAAGTATCTAGGATGCTCGACAAGCACGGAGAAAAGTTTCTAGATAAAGTACTAACAGAGAGGGAAAAAGATTACTGCCTCAATAAGCTTAACTCTAAAGAAAGTATTGCTGGCAAGTGGGCCGCGAAAGAGGCGGCGATTAAGTCGTTAACTGATACAAGTTTTAAGGTGTTTAATTTTTTGGATGTAGAAATAATAAACAGTCCCAGAGGAAAGCCTTACGTTTTATTCAAAGACCAAAAAATACATTATGAGCTTAAATTCTTTTTATCTATATCTCATTCAGAAGATTACGCTGCGGCGACATGCATAGCTGAAGGAAATGATTTACAAGCATAAGATCAACTCGTTAAGCGAGGAAGAACTTAGCGTTATAGTTTTCTTAATGACTCACTTAACGAATAGCAAAATAAAGTTTGACATTAGTATTTTGCCATTTTATAAACTCGCCTTTGTTCAGCACTTGCTAAAAATTGGTTGGCCCAACGTAAAAGATGAGCATAAAGATTTTTACAAGGAGCTATGCGTAAAATTTGAATTGGAGATATAAAAATGGATTACGATTCTATATCTGTTCACAAAGGTAGAGAAGAAGTTTATAAGATAGTTATAGAGGCAATAGAGGATGTAGTTGTCGTGGCTGACGCTAATATAAATCTTGATACGGAACTCTCGACACTTAGCCTAGATTCCTTGGATGCTATTGATTTAATGATGGACATGGAGGAGATTCATTCCATAAGTATTAATAACGAAAAATTTGATTTCGAAAAAATAAAAACCGTCAGGAATTTTGCTGATGCAATTTATGAAAACTCTACTTTTATAAAAAAATAAATTTGACTTTTATAAAACCTGAATTTAAACCTAAAATCTATGCCAACAGCAAAGAAAACAGCGAAAAAAGCCCCAAAAAAGGCCTCTAAAAAAACAGAACCCAAGAAAAAAGGATGTAGCAAAACTCAGGAGAGTTGCTCAACGTCTGGCTTCCTACGCCAGCGGATTGTAATAATGCTGCTTGCCGCCAACTTTCTTTTTACTGGGTATTTGGTACATTCAGTTATCAAGTTGCAAGATGCTATTTTGACTGAGCAAGCTCCAACACCAACAAAAACGGTTGATGAAGTTGTACCGCCGCTGCCTAGCGGTGAATAAAACACTCCCCCATGAAAATGGGGGTTTTTAAAATTTATGCAGTACTTAAAGCCTATAGATAAAGTAAGGATAGGGATTGTAGGGGGAGGCTATGTCGGCAGCGCCACAGCCTTGCTTGAATCGTCACTAACTGAAGTAGTGGTTTACGATTTAGATCCAAGTAAATGCCGCCCACAAGGTTTTGAGTTCAGCCAGTTGAGACATTGCAATATTGTATTTGTATGCGTCCCAACTCCAATGAAACATAATGGTCAGTGTCACACCGACATTGTGGAGTCAGTGGTCAAAGATCTTCAAGATCTTAAAGACACTCCATACATTGTAGTTAGGTCAACTGTCCCTGTCGGCTTCTGTAAAAAACATGGGGTAAACTTTATGCCTGAGTTTTTGACTGAGAAAAATTGGAGGCAAGATTTTTTTGAAAACAAAGACTGGATAGTTGGTTCTTCAGATTTAAAAGATAAGAATTTCCCGCAAATAATGAAGCAGATACTAAAAGCTTCTCACAAGGAAGGGAAAATAAAAGATTCACCATCGATTCATTCTTCAGACACTAGCACTGCCGAACTTTGTAAGCTGGCTAGGAATTGCTTCCTTGCAACCAAGGTTTCTTTCTTCAACGAAATGAGCAAGTTTTCTGAAGCTGTAGGTGTAAATTATGAATCTGCAAGAGAGCTTATAGTTTTAGATGAGAGAGTTGGGGAAAGTCACACTAAAGTTCCCGGCCCAGATGGAAAAGGTGGCTTCGGCGGTACTTGCTTTCCTAAAGACATGAACTCGGCTCAACATCAAATGAACTCAAACAGCAGTGCGTCTATTTTAGTAGAGGCGGCAATAAGAAGAAACAATACAGTAGATAGAACTGACCTTGATTGGCTCCAAGATAAAGGCCGCGCAGTCGTCTGATTTTTGCGCCCATAGCTCAGTTGGATAGAGCACGAGTCTTCTAAACTTGGGGTCGGGGGTTCGAATCCCTCTGGGCGTACCAATATGAAACTAAAAGAGCAAATTTTAAAACTCAGAAAGAAAGGTTTCTCTTACAGCAAAATAGCTAAAAAATTAAATTGCTCAAAGTCCACAATTGCATACTACTGCAATTCATCAACGAAACCTAAAATCATGAAGAGAAACAAGATTTTGAGGAAAACCGTTGCAGGGATTTTGTACGGAAAGATAGGCAACTTTTTCCATTCTGTTGATCGCGCTTTATCTTACAAACTCAAAAAAGAAAAAAAGAAAAAGCATACAAACAAACATTCTCCTCAACAGAGAAAGGTTCAAATGTATAAATCAAGAGCTAATGACGGGATCAGAAGAAATAGATGCAAAAAAAATTTTGGGGTTAAGGATTTCTTAAATAAAGTTGGCGAAGACCCAATATGTTACCTAACGGGTAGAAATGTAGACCTTGCAAAAAAAGAAGAGTACCATTTAGACCACATTCACCCAGTTTCCAAAGGCGGATCTAATGAATTAGATAACCTTGGTCTTGCTTGCAGAGATGCAAATGTAGCAAAAGCTGATATGTCTACTGGAGAATTTGTAGATCTTTGCGCCGAAGTCTTAATACATCATGGATTTAAAGTAACGCCGCCTAAGTAAAAATGGATATTATAACAAAAACACTATCGGAAAAAGCCAAGCTACCAACAACCGCTAACTATGCTGATGCAGGTTATGATTTGTCTTCAATTGAAGACCACCACATAAAAGTAGGTGAAAGAAGAGTTGTTAGAACGGGGCTTGCTTTTGCTATTCCCGCTGGCTTCTATGGCAGAGTCGCCCCAAGAAGTGGCTTGGCAGTAAAAAAAGGTCTAGACGTTATGGCTGGAGTGATTGATAGTAGCTACAGAGGAGAAATCGGAGTTGTTCTTATCAACTTAGGGGATAAGCCCATAGACATATCAGAAGGCGATAGAATTGCTCAGATAATATTTGAAACCTGTCACTATGCAGAGTTTATTGATGCAGAAGATATACCTGAAAGTGAGAGGGGCGACGGAGGGTTTGGAAGCTCAGGTGAATAAAAGTGAAAAATGAAACATTAGAGTACCAAAGAGTTTTCTTGGAAAACGTTTCTGACCCCCAAGTTCCTTGGGAGGTGGCGTTTGCTAACTTTAGTGATTATGTAAATCTTTTGCAAAAATCTAAAATAAAAAATAATGAAGATTGCTGCAATTTAGCCTATGAGCTAGAAAAGTGTTCTAACCTTTTAATAAAAAAAGCAATAGATCCAAAAAACATAGCTATGAGCCTTGTAGTTTGGAGGGATAATTTGGGCGGTTAACTCAGTGGTAGAGTGTCTCGTTTACACCGAGGTTGTCGGGGGTTCGAATCCCTCACCGCCTACCAAATAAAATGAAAAACGATCAAGACTTTAAGCCCCTTGGGATAAATACTGTTGTTGTGGCTAGTGGATATTTTGATCCTATTCATGTGGGTCATATAGAGTACCTTGAGAAAGCTAGGGCTCTTGGAGATAAATTAATTGTCGTAGTCAATAACGATAAACAAGCCAAGCTGAAAAAGGGGAAATCGTTTATGCCCGTCGAGGACAGGATAAAAATAGTAAGTTCCCTAAATATGGTTGACGATGTTTTCAAGGCGCTTGATGTGGACGAAACAGTAACTCTGAGTTTAGCCTTTTTAAGGCCAGATATTTTCGCCAAGGGCGGCGACAGATCCTCCGACGAGATCCCAGAAGGCCCAGTTTGCCACAATTTAGGCATTAAAATAGTGGACGGACTTGGGGAAAAAATAAGATCTTCTTCAGAATATACTGGATTAAAGTAGTTTTTGGCTATTTTTCGCCCTAAAAGGGGTGTAAATTTGATAGAGGAAAACGACAATGAAAACTATCCTACTATCTCTTCTTCTTTCTGCTTGTGTCTTGGTTGGAGCAGAAAAACTTTCTACCGCAGAACACTTACAAAATGTTTCTGTAACTATCAGATCAGAAGGCCAGTGGTCTAATGGCGAAGGCTCAGGGGTTATCTTCTCCCGAAAAGATTCAAAAGGTAATAAAGTAAATTTTGTTTGGACTGCGGCACACGTTATAGACAACCTGAGAAAAGAAAGAAAAACTGTAGTCGGTGGTGCGCCGAAAACCATTGTCGAATTTAAAGACCCTATGGTCGTTAAAGAGATTCGTCAGAATGGACGAACCGTAGGCAGACTTCAAATGGATGCAGAAGTACTAAAGTACAGTAATGCAGATGACGGCCATGACTTAGCATTGCTAAGAATTAGAAAATTTAATTTTGTAGATGACACCGTTACCTTTCACTTAGATAAAGGTAAAATTCCAACTCTTGGCACAGACTTGCTGCATGTAGGTAGCTTACTTGGGCAAATGGGGGCAAACAGCATGACGGACGGTATCTACTCTCAACATGGAAGATTAATTAAGTCTTTAAATAAACATGTTTTCGATCAAACGACTTGCACAGCTTTTCCGGGAAGTTCCGGGGGTGGGGTGTATTTGAAGGATGACGCTAAATATATAGGAATGCTTGTCAGAGGTGCTGGGGAAGGATTTAATCTTATTGTGCCTGTTCGTAGAATTATTGATTATTGCGAACAACATAAAATTATGTGGGCTTTAGATCCTAAAGTCGAAATGCCTAACGAAGAAGACTTAAAGAAAATGCCCATAGAAAATACTCCCAAAGAGAAAAAAGATGTAGAGGACGAAGAGAAAGAGGCCGCTAAAAAAGCTTTTCCATTTATGCTTAGAGTATACGAAAAGCACAATGATGGTCGCCCAGATTTCCTTAAAACTAAGCCTCAACTTCTAAAGACAATGGAGAAACACTAATATGAAATACTTAATAATTGCAATCTTGGGGGCGACATTAGTCGGTTGTGCTTGTATGCCGTGTACGGGCAGTGTTGCTTGTCCTTGCGATAAAGTTTGCGCTTGTAAAGGCGAATGTATATGCGATAAATAATCGCAGTGCTGCATAATTTTTCTCAAGTAGACGACTTCATTTGGGTATGCGATGGCATACTTTCAATTGAAGATTGCCTTCTTTTAAGGGCGGAAGCTATGTCTATGTTAAAAGATGTAACTGTTCTGGACTATGAAAAAGGGCCAATAAAAGATACGAAGTCTAGGTATGCTCAGGAAAGTCTTTTACTAAAATCAAATTATAATTCCCAACAAAAAATATATAACTCTATAGAAAAAATAGAGACTATAGTTTCTAACATTACCTGCTTGCCAGTAGAAAACCAAGAATACTTAAACATAGTAAGATACTCCGAAGGGGGTCACTATGTTCCTCATTACGACTTCTTCTTAAAGGGCGGGGAAGGATACGATCTTGATATAGCAAAAGGCGGTCAAAGAGTTTCTAGCGTTTTATTTTACCTAAATGATTCCTATGAAGGTGGCGTAACCCAGTTTCCTAAATTGGACAATTTTGAAATAGCCCCAAGGAAAGGTAGGGCTGTTTATTGGAATAATTTTAGAGACAATAAGCCAATTGAAAAAAGCCTTCATTGCTCCCTACCAGTAGAAAAAGGATTTAAATGGATCGGCATAGTTTGGGTAAGGGAAGGCGAGTACTCTCCAAGAAAAGGCTAGACATTTCGATTGAGTTTCACTAATGTTTGCTTATGAGCAAAGTTGATGAAGCTTTAGAATTGTTAGATCAAATAATAGAAAAGTCTTCTACGGACGATAAAATTGAGTCCAGTAAAAATTCAGATGTAGCCCTTGATGGTGACGGCTGGATAACTCACCATTTAAAATTAGTTAAAGAAATGCTAAAGGAAAATTCAGATGCCAAAAATTAAAGGTAAAAAAAGTTGCTACATTATAACTAATGATCAAAACTTTACTTATGGAGCTTTTGAAATGACCGACGAAGGTTTAAAAAAAGCTAAACGATACATGAGAGACTTAAAAAAGAAAAATAATGGAGACTTTTTCATTAAGGAGGTGAAATAATATTTTTGTAGAACTCCTTTTAGAGTGTAAATTAAAGTATGGTACAGGTCACAGTAAAAAGACCTTACAAATGCTCTAAGGAGATTTGTTGCAGTAGTTGCGGCTTAGAATATACTAAGCCTCACTACAAAATACTTTTTGATAGAAAGAAGCTTGTATACTTTGATATAAAACAGAAAGATAATATTAAGCCCAAGACAATTTGCCACACTTGCTTCTTTAAATATATAAACAAAATCTCTAAGAGCAAAAAAAATCCATATCAAATACAATTCATAAATGGCAAAAAGAAAAGCCTTATGGAAATAAGCCCGTTTAAACAAGTGAAGGATGATCCCTTTGGCGACTTATGAGTGATACAGATATACAGAAAACTCAAAAGGATTTGCAAATATCTGATGCAACTCTAGAGTGGTTTGCTGTTGAAAGTAAAAAAGCTATTGAAGAATTATACTACTTTGATTCTTTATTAAAAGAAGATCCAGAAATAGACGAAGACGGCGTAATAACAGATGCTCTTGAATACAGTAAAACGAATTTGCTTTATCTAGCGAAAAAAGGCGAGTACGAAATAAAGAGAAGAAAAGAATACCAAAATAAACTAAACAAAGAACTTATACAGACGGTGTTTAATGAAAAAAATTAAAGTAGGCTTTGGGACAGATAAAGACCCAGATTACATACTAATTCCCACTCCTCCGAGGAACGCTAATTGCTTCAAACTTACAGTACAGGGCGAAAATAAGACCGGACACGCCTGTGTGGCTATCAAAGATATTGATACATTATTAGGGGTTTCTGGTGAATTGCGCTTTGTAGAGAAAAAAGGTGTAAAAATAGTAAGAGAGCATCAACCATCCTATACTTGGACTGGTTGCGATATTCTCGAACTAAAAGAGCACCATGAAGGGCAGAAAGGAAAAAAATAAGACATTTAGCTTCACTAATTATGATGGTGTAGAGTATACTCTTTTTTTTCGTAAGCCCCATAAAGCATATGGCGAAGCAGATGGGCTTTGCCTAAACCCTCAAGAGGATGAACCTAAAATATATATAAATCCTCAACTTACCCAGCAAACAGAACTAAATACTTGCATCCACGAAGTCTGTCATGCATATTTTTGGGATGCGCCTGAAGCAAAAGTGACTAAATTTGCTAACAACTTAAGCAGATTACTTTTTAACAAATGCGGATGGCGTAAGGTAAAATGACAGCATTTCTTTTCGACGTAGATAATACGTTAACTCCACCTCGCCAGAAAATGGATCAATCCTTTCTGGCATTTTTTTTAGACTGGATGAGAGACAGGTCTGTTTATCTTGTCTCTGGCAGCGATGAAAAGAAAATATTTGAACAAATGCCATCAAGTATAATTACTAGGTGTTCAGGAATTTTCTCCAGCATGGGAAACAAACTGTCTATTGATAAAGAATTAATTTACGAAAATAAATTCGACCCCCCAAAAACTTTGATCGAAATGCTATCTTCATTCCAAATTAACACAAAATCTCCCGTGCTTGGTGAGGCTCCCTTTTTTGAATACAGGACTGGAATGTTAAATTTTACAACAGTAGGTAGAAGTATAGGGCTAGAGCAAAGAAATACTTACTATGAATGGGATGAAAAATCCAAAGAAAGAACTGGGATAGCAAAAAAAGTAGAGGAAACATTTCCTGACTTGGAAGCTAAAGTTGGTGGGCAAATAAGCTTAGACATACAGCCCAAAGGCAATAACAAAACTTTATCAAGCAAGTGGATAAGAGAAAACAAAACTAAAGACATCGTGTTTTTTGGAGACAAGTGCTTTGAGGGCGGTAATGATCATGACGTATCTGTTGACGTTTTAGAAAATAAAGGTAAAGTATTCGAAGTCGGAGATTGGAGAAATACTTTCGCTATTTTGCAAAATGGAGACCTATGATTTAATCAACAGTTCTTTTATATTTATTGCTGGCTTCTTTTATATTTTAAATCTTTTTAAATTGTGCAAAGACAAAGATGTAAAAGGAATTAGCAAGTTGAGTATTGTATTTTTCTCTTGTTGGAATTTTTGGACCTTTTATTTTTTTATTGTAACTACTAATTTCTTCTGGACTCAATTGTCCTATGCTTTTGTTTCTATAGTAAATGTTTTATACTTGACTCTTCTAATTTACTATATTAGAAACCAGAGCAAATGAGTCGCCTTTCTTGGGAAGAGTATGCGATAGAACTTGCTCGTACTGCGTCTTTGAGGAGTGAAGATCCTCATAAAAAAGTCGGTGCGTGTGCGCTTGATTATAGCAATAAGGTTCTTGGAGTAGGATATAATGGACTAGCTTCTGGTAAAGAAGTCTCAGATGTCTTTTGGGAAGATAGAGACCTACGCAGACCTTACATGATACACGCTGAAGCTAATTGCTTATCCCTCTTTAAAGCTGGAGAATGTAAGATATTAGCGGTTACGCTACTTCCATGTTCCGCTTGCGCTACGTTAATAGCCGCTTATAAAATACCTAAAGTTATATATTCAGAGGAATACAAAAGAGATGAAAAGGCTAAATTGATTTTTGATTTTTACAATATAGAACTAATTAAAATCAACTCTAAGGAGGTGAAGTGATTACTGATAGACCTAAAACAAGCAATAGATTCTACAACGAAGAAAAACTTCCTAAACTTCTTACAGTCGAAGAGGAAAAAGATCTGGCTAAGTTAATCAAAAATTCAAATGGATCTAAAAAACAAGAAGCAAAAAACCTTTTTATATCATCGAACTTGAGACTGGTAATAAAAATTGCTAGGTCATACGAGAACTTAGGTCTAGATTTAGAAGATTTAATAAGTGAAGGCAATATAGGATTAGTTAGTGCAGTCGATAGGTTTGACCCAGAGAAAGGCGCTAAATTTTCTACCTACGCTGGCTTCTGGATAAGGCAAAGAATAATGAGAGCTTTGAGTAATCATAGCTCTATTATAAGAATGCCTTGCTACCTTAAACAGCTATACCTGAATTACCTTAAATATTTCGAAGCTTATCAAGAAAAACATGACAAAAAACCCTCAATAAAAGAAATATCTAAGTTCTTAAACATTACAGAGAAAAAAGTCAAAGAGATGCTAGAAGCAGCCTCGGCTATAATATCTCTTGATTGTAAAATAAGCGAAGACAATGATGGAGACACTTACGCTGAAGTTATAAAAGATGAAAGAAGCGATGACCCTCTAAAATGCCTATCGACAAAAAACACCACTGAAGTCATAGACAGAGCTTTACAAGAGCTTGACCCAAGAGAGAGGAAGATAATCAGAAAGCGTTTTGGGCTAGATGGAGACAAGCCAAACACCTTGGAGGAAATAGGTGTTATGTTTTCCGTAACTAGAGAGAGGATAAGGCAAATAGAGCGAGTGGCCTTATTGAAGTTCAAAAAAGAATATTCTAAAACTGCTAATTTTTATTTGGACTAAAAAAGGGGAAGTAGCCCAATTGGCAGAGGCAATCGACTTAAAATCGATCAAGTGCGGGTTCGAGTCCCGCTTTCCCTACCATAAAGTTTTTCCTTGACGATAATCTATTTAGAAAATAATATCGTCGCCCATATGAAAAAAGTCCTTCTAGTTGCTCTCTCTGCTTGTTTTTTCGGGTGTGCCTCAAACAAACCCTCAATTGCTTTCGAAAACGGAATAAAAGTTTCCAAAAGAAGCGCAAGGACAAGCTGGATGAATCATTTAGGAGCCAGCAATCCCCAACTATACGCTGCGATTCTCAAAGCGGTGATGCTTAGTGAAAAGTTTGATAAAGAGGTTTTTATTACAAAAATACAAGTTGAGGATCAATTCATATATAAGCTAGACAAAGAAAACCAAGGGGCAGATAACGTCATGTCTATCATATGGAAGACTAGGGAGATGAAATTCGATCACTACAATACCTCAGACGGCCCAGCCATGTCTTCATTTGTAGAGGATCTTTATATTGAGCAAAAAGCTCAAAAATTGTACGACTCCCTTAAAATCGGGGAATTTAATTAACATGACAGAATACACCGCATATTATAATAATAAGCAGGTTAAAAAAGTCGTCTGCGATAATAGAGAGAAAGCCGTTAAAAAGGTTAAGAGGTGGTTTTACGATAGAATTAGAAAAGGGAAAGGGGAATTCAAAGGCAAAGCCAGATTAGTTTTATCTGTTTCTGATCCGCAAACCGAAATTCGTTACGCCCCGTCTTTTGATACTATGGTAGATAAAAATAACTACCTACTTAAAAAAGATCTCAAAAGAATAATTTCTGAATCTAATGGGCATCTAAAGCTCATCGACAAAAAAGAACTAGATAAAAGGGCAAAAAAGGTGGGACAAATAAAACAACTCGAATGGATTAAAAGGGACAGGACAGACGACATAGCTCGTCAAGTGGGTATAGTTCCTCACATCTTTACAAATAATAAAGGAACTTTATTTTATAGAGTTACAACTTCAACCCAAAAGACTATTGGGACAAAATGGAATAAGGGCGGCAGAGAAGGGGGCAAGCCTATGCCTAGATGGGATGGAGACGGAAGAAAAGTTTGGACGAAAGAATCCTTAAAAGAAAAACCAGCCTGTTTGCAAAGAGGCAAAAAGGTAACTGAGCACAGATCAAAACTCATAGCTCTTAAAGCTAAATCCTTAAAATGCGCGGTAGAAGAGATAAAGGAAAGAAAGCTGCACAAAGAAGACGTTATTAAAAAATCTAAGCATAGAGTTGCAGAAATAGAGACGGCGTTGAATGCTGTTTTTAAGCTTAATAAAATTATTAAATGGTTCTCTTTTAGAGGCTCAAAATCCGTTAAGTACGTCTTTTTCCCAAATTGCATTAGCATAAAGTATTATCCAAATAAAAACACTTTAGAGTACAACCCATCTTGGGTTCATGCATCAGATGAAGAAGCGATAATCAAAAAGTTCAGATCTTTTCTAAGGTGATAAAAGGAGTAGTGGTAAGGGGGAACTCCAAAAATAAAAAATGGAGACTACTCCCAACAGCAAATATAGTTCAAAGTTCGCCAAGGCTTTCTGTAGGGTCTTATGCAGGAAAGTGCCATATAAGTCAGAAAGAGCTTGGAATTTGCTTAATAACGGTATACGCTACTGCTCCTAACATAATAGAAGTCTATATAAGCGATTTTGATAAGGATATATACGGAAAAGAAATACGGCTATCTCAAATAAAAAAAATAAAATATAAAGATTTTAAAACGCTTACAGATAAAGGCTTGAAATTAATTTTTAAAAGTTATGAGTCAGAAGGCAATAGTCGAGATAATGAAGGAGATTGATTCAGAGATAGCCTATCACAAAAAACTTCACGAAAGCGACTCTTACTCAGAAAGAAAAATTGGATTCACAGGGTTAAGACTTTTATTAAAACTAAGAAAAAAATGCACAGGCATAATTAAAAAACACTATGATCGAAGTAAAAGTAAAATCAAACGCATCAGGGACAGAAAGCGCAATGAGGGAACTCAGGAAAAAAGTGACTAGAAATAAAGTCCTTCTTGAACTAAGAGACCGCCGCTTTTTTAAAAAGAAAAGTAGAGTAAATTACGAGAAAAAGAAAGCCGCCAAATACGCAGCTAAAATGCAAGCCGAAGAAGATAGGCGGTGGAGATGAACCTTTTAGAAAAAACTAGAACTTACTTAGTCGGCCATATGCAATATGCAGATGGTCAGGATTGGCGTAAGAAAGTTGAAGATGAGCTTGAAAAACTCAACATCATTACATTCAATCCTTACCGCAAACCATTCGTTAAAGATGTAGATGAGGATGAATCGGCTCGCGCCAGAATGGCCGAGGATATGGAGAACGGTCACTACAGTGACGTAGTTGAGAGGATGAGCATTGTTCGCAGTTATGATCTTAATTTAGTTGATAGATCTGATTTTATTATTGCTCATCTACTCCCAGATGTTGCTAGTTGGGGAAGCGCAGAAGAACTTGTTACTGCGGTAAGAATGAAAAAACCCATTTTCATATCTATGGAAGGAGGCAAGCGAAATACTCCTTTATGGATTATGGGCATGAAAATAGATAAGTATATTTATAATAACATAGACGAGGTTTTGGACATGATTAAAAAAATTGACTCTGGAGATAAGAAAATTGATAGTGATCGCTGGAGGCTACTAAGGAAAGAGCTAAGATGAAAGAAGACGTTTACGGACATTTGGAAGGAACAAAGTTTTGCGTAGAAATTTTTGGAAAACTATACACACGCCCGATTGGGTTTAGAACGTGCTGGTTGTTAAAGGAAGAGGAATTCGAAGAAGATAATGTAATAGATGAACTCATAACTCTTGCATTGTCTGAGTATAGTAAGGTTCACAAGGTCACTACTGAAGATGTAAATAATTGCTATTGGATGGGAAATTCCGAATTGCTTGAATGCGACATTTACCAGTGGCAAAAAGTCAAAAAAGAAGGCTTTAGCGGTCATATCTTTTCGACTTGGGAATGGGAAAAATTATCGAACTCCCAAAAAAAATCAAACGCTTTTTATATAGAGAGCAAGCATCTAGCAGATATAGGTGACCACAAAGAGGCTACGGAATCAGTTCGTGACCATTTTAACCACTGGTACGAAATGGTAGACGGAAGCGAAGATGGGCATGAAGAGCAGCGTAAAGAAATAGATAAAGCTTGGAAAGAATCATTTCCTTGGGAGGAAGATAAAAATGAGTGAAGAAACACCGGATTTAACTTACTATCTCGACCAAGCAGAAAAGTATGGCTTGACTAATGAGGTTATTATTTCTGCAATTAAAATAGCTCAAGCAAACCCAGATTACCCACCGGAAGTTATCATGGACATGGCTTGCGACGACTGGGACATTTAAAATTTGATATATTTAAAATGATATATCTAATCTATGGACAGCCAGCTTCAGGTAAAACTACGATAGGGAAACTATTGGCAGATCATCTAAATACACCTTTCATAATTGATGGGGATGAGTTTAGAGAAATGTTTTCAAATAAAAACTACGGTAAAGAGGGCCGTGAAGAAAACATTAGAAATGCAAATGCTGTCGCCACATACCTCAATAAAAAGTTCCTTACCGGAGACAATGATGTAGTAATGAGTTTGGTAAACCCTTACGATCACCTCAGAGAAGAACTTACGAAAAATAATGCTGGACAAGTAGTAACGATCTTGCTAACCTCCCAAAGACAGATGAGGCAAGAATATCAAGTTAGCGATTTTGAGAATGGAACTCCAAATATAGAGTTAGCCACAGATCAAGACCCAAATTCGACATTTCAGAACCTGCTCATTGGCCTACTAGCCATCTCAGAAAAGAATAAGCATCTTGATGGTTGCGGGTACGATGATTAAGAAAAAAAAGTATTGACACTACAATATCTTTTTGATAGGCTACAAAAACGATGAGAGCAGTAGAAGTTTACTACAATTTACATAAAAAGTGTCTTAGCGTGAGAGATCGCAAAACGGGCCTTGTCGTGAAACATACCCACGCTATAAGGATAGTTAGTAAGAAGGGTCATTATGGGCGTATAGACTTTAGTGTTAGCGAAAAGGGTAGGGAGAAAGTTTTAGAAACCAGACGGAAGAACGTCCACGCAACCGTGCGCGGTTATGTTCACGATCTAGGTAAGGTTAAATCTTTAGAGGAGCGTAAAGCTAGGAAGCCTAAGACGCTTAGGCAGGTAACTTATAATCCTTATAAGTATGAATCCTTTGTAGACGTTAAAACAAAGGAACCCGTGCATTACGCAAGGGATGTCTTTATCGATGGACAGAAAGTGTACATCGTAAAAGAAGACAAATAGATCTTTAAAATAATTTAGGGACTCGACGGAGACCCTAAGAGAGTGACCGAATAAGCTGTTGTCATAGCAGCTAAGGTGCAATGTTACGGACTAGGAGACCACCAATCTCTTGGGGGTCTGTAGGGTTGGCGCGAAGTAGGGACAGACTTGAACTATCTTGGCTGTGACCCTGAAATCGTTGGAGGCAAACAAGAACTCCTCCCTCTCATTAAATTTCATAGGGAAAATGATTAAAGAATATTGTGATAAATGTGACTGTGAAGTCACCACTGAAAACTGCTCAATTACCATGCATTGTATAGCATGGGATGAGCCTTACGCTGGGCTTTTGTCCCGCCGTAGATGCATTAGATGCTCTCCCTCAAGAGCGCAGCACATTGTTCATCCCGATTTTGAGCCAATTGTGGATGATAGGTCGCAGTTTGACAAACGTAACCCAGAGGTTTTTCCTAGCGAAGAAAAACGAATGGAGTGGGAGAAACGCTGGACTGCTGCATGGCTAATCTGTCAGCACCCTGAGATAGCTGACGCTGTTATGCAAAAGTTGGCTAATAGGCTCTGGAGTAAAAAGCATTTCAATGAGTAAAATATGCTTAAAGATATTCTATCAGTAATTTTTGTAGTTTTAACTATCCTTTTTGTCATACAGGCTTTACCCGTTATACTTGCCATCGTTTATTTAGGAGGAAGAATGATCTGGTGCATTCTGACAGGCGAACCCTTTTGGGGTGAGTATGGCCCGTTTTGGTAAAAATATGAAATACCGTTCTTTATTTATTAGCGATATTCACATAGGGACGAAGCGTTCTCAGGTGGATAAGCTGCTTGATTTTATCCGTGACAAAGATTTTGATTATATTTTTTTAGTTGGTGATATAATTGACGGCTGGGAGCTACAACGTAAATGGTACTGGAATAAAAAAGCCAATACT